CATTTCTGGTGCGCAACGGAAAATAGCCTCGATCCTGGGCCCCGTGCCAACTCTCGACCGTTTCGATTTCAGGTTTGGTCCTGGCGCAACGTTCGGTGTGCGCGGCGAGACATCGCCGTACAATAAGGTCATTGCTGACCTAGAGTGCACTGACGCGATGGTTGGACAGCTCCCCGAGTTTCTCGGAGAGTTCCCTGGGTGGATTACCCAGGACAGGGTTGATGTTAAAATCATCCCTGGGTCCCAACTAGCCTTTGTTCCCAAAGACGCTACCACCGACCGACCCATATGCATTGAGCCGCTTTTAAACGGTTTGATGCAGAAGGGTATCGGAAGTTGGATGCGAAAGTGTCTTAAAAGATATGGCTTGGACTTGGACGACCAAACGGTCAACCAGGGTCTCGCCGAGAAAGCCCTCGTGAGAGGCCTTTCTACCGTGGATTTCTCCTCGGCATCTGACACGATCGCGTACCGGACAGTCTTGATGCTACTTCCCATTGAATGGGTGGAGCTTCTAGACCGTTGCCGCAGTCCCAATTTTTGGGACGGCAAACATTGGGTGAGCTTTCACAAGTTCAGCTCAATGGGCAATGCGTACACATTCGAACTGGAAACCTTGATCTTTTACAGCATTGCGAAAGCGTGCTGCGATGAACTAGGAATCAGGACGACTATCCGTGAGGATATTAGTGTGTACGGGGATGATGTCATCATCCCATCCGGGGCGTTTGACCTTTTCCAAGAGGTCAGCGAAGTGATCGGGTTCACAATCAACGAGTCTAAGTCCTTCAGAGAGGGACTATTCTTCGAGTCATGTGGACACGACTACTTCGATGGGAAATTTGTCCGTCCGTTCCTGTGGAAACTTGAGTTGACAAAACTCACGTCTGCCTTCTATGCCGCGAATACGATCCGAAGGATCGCCCGTCGACGTAACTCGCTCCTCTCGAAGGAGGGGTGCGACTATCGTTTTCTGGGCGTCTATCGTCGTGCTGTTGGCGGGATACCTTCCCGACTTCGTCGGAAAGGTCCTGAAGGCTTTGGAGATGGTCACCTTATCAGTGACTTCGATGAAGCCGCACCTCCGCTCGCAAGAGACGGATGGTGTGGATACTTCTTCGACTCCTTCCAGGAATGCGCCATTCTCCGACCCCCCGAAGGGGGCGTTGAATGGCCCGCTGCGTATGCACTTTATAGTGCGATGTCAGCGTCCCAGTCATGGGATCGTACGGTGTCCGAAAGGGCACTCGTGGGTGATCTTCCTAATGCCGCCGCAGTCGCAAGACTACGAGTTGCAGATGGTATTGAACACTCACGTGGTTACTCTGTACGAGGACGAACAAAAATAAAGAAGGTACGCACATTTTGCCCATCTGGACGATGGGTAAACATGGGTCCCTGGCAGTAACCATATGCCAGGTTTCCCCCTATTGGGTGGAGTTGAGTAATC